GATTTTTCGGTTTGAATGTGCTATACTGGTAAAAAAGAAAAAGCGCAAGAGGCTTGGGGTTGTTCCTGAGCCTCTTTTTGCATGGCGCGGTAGATAACGAGTTGGGCGCTCTCTCCCCAACAGAAGGCCGTTTGAATCGGCCTCGCGCCATATATATCGCCGATGGCCTCCCTATCGGCACAGCGGGCGCTTTCCGGTGAAGTATGCCCCAAATGCCAACAGGTGGAAACAGAGTTCAAAAAAACATTTTAATCAACAGGAAGGATTGATAGCAATGTTTGTAGAAATCGCAAAGGTCGGGAAGCAGGAACGCCCTACGGTAACAAGCCTTGATGTGGCGGAGACGTTCGGGAAACTGCACCAGCACGTTCTCAGAGACATTCGCGAACTTGGATGCAGCGAGGAATTTCGGCTGTCCAATTTTGGACAGTCGAGCTATGAGAACGCGCAAGGACACAAGCAGCCGATGTTCGTCATAACCCGCGACGGGTTCACCCTATTGGCCATGGGTTATACTGGCGAACTTGCTATGAAGTTCAAGGAAGCGTATATCAAGCAGTTCAACGCTATGGAAGCAGCCTTGCAAGGCAAGCTGATCGAGCGCGAAAAAGGGATTGCCGTTCGTCAGGCGTTGACCAAAGCGCTACAGCAGTCCAGAGAGGACGAGCGGATGCACGGCCATGCGTATTCCAATTACACGAATTGCATCTACAGGGCGTTGTTCGGGAAAGACGCGGCGCAGCTTCGCCGGGATTATGGGCTTGGCGCAAAGGACAATCTTCGGGACGCATTTCCGCAGGAAGAACTTGCCGCTGTGCAGTCCATGGAGCGCCTTGTGAGCGGCCTTGTTGACTGCGGCTGGGAATATGCGCAAATTAAAGAATTTATCGGGAAAACCAATTCGAGATTGGCTATTTCCGCATGATGAGCAACTGGTAAGCTACTTTGCCGAGTTGCTTTTTATTATCCTGAATGAGAGGTGGTGACGGGTGGCAGACGGAACGAAGAACCTTATTCCCTTCGACCAGAGAACAGAGGAAGAACAGAAAAGAATACGAACAGCTGGCGGCATTGCCTCCGGTGCCGCCCGCCGTCGAAAGCGGAACCTGAAACAAGCAGCTGATCTGTACCTGTCCTTGCCAGTAACAGACAGACGTGTGCGGAATAAAATTGCCCGTGACGGGGTGAATCCTGAGGATATCGACAATCAGATGGCCATGATCGTTGGACTGACAGAGGCAGCGGTTCGGGGAGATGCCAGATGCGCCAAGGTGCTGGTTGATTTGCTTGGGGATTCCACCGTGGAAGAACCCACACCGGATGACGGATTCATGGACGCACTTCGAGAAGAGGCGGGACAGATATGGCAGGAGGATTAAAACAGGTTGCATTTCGGTTTCAGCCCTTTTCCAGGAAGCAGAAGCAGATACTCACCTGGTGGCTCCCGGAATCCGGTGTATCAGACGCAGACGGAATCATAGCAGATGGAGCCATCCGGTCAGGGAAAACCGTGTGTATGTCGCTGGCTTTCATTCAATGGTCGATGCACAGCTTCAACGGCCAGAATTTCGGAATGTGCGGAAAAACTGTGGGCAGCTTCCGACGGAATGTTCTATCTGTGCTCAAGCAGATGCTTCCGGCAAGGGGATACACCATACGCGACAGGCGGACGGATAACCTGGTGGTTATCTCCCGGGGCAGCACCGAGAATTATTACTACATCTTTGGCGGTAAGGACGAAGGCTCCCAAGATCTGGTGCAGGGCATTACCATGGCTGGAATTCTTCTGGATGAAATCGCCCTGATGCCGGAGAGCTTCGTCAATCAGGCAACCGGCCGCTGCTCTGTGGACGGCTCCAAGTTCTGGTGCAACTGCAACCCGGCAGGCCCGGGGCATTGGTTCAAAAAGCAATGGATCGACGAACGGCAGAAACGGAACCTTCTGTACCTCCACTTCACCATGGAGGATAACCTGAGCTTGTCGGAGCAGATACGAGCCAGATACCGGGCGATGTACACCGGCATTTTCTACCGGCGGTATATCCTGGGGCAGTGGTGCCTTGCGGAAGGGCTTGTGTATGAGTTCGACCCAGAGAGGCACGTCACGCACGATTTACCGGAATGTGGAGAGTGGTATATATCCTGTGACTATGGAACACTGAACCCATTCTCTGCTGGCCTGTGGTGCGTCAGAGACGGCGTTGCTGTCCGGGTTGCGGAATTTTATCATTCCGGCAGGGAACAGCAACGACAGCTAACGGATGAGGAATACTACCGGGCAATCGAACAGCTAGCCGGAGACAGGGATATCCGGCACATTGTGGTTGACCCGTCTGCGGCCTCTTTTATTGCCTGCATTCGCTCACACAAGCGTTTCTCCGTCAGGAAAGCGAAGAATGATGTTATGTACGGTATTCGCCTGACGGCCATGATGCTCCAAGCTGGTGTTATCAAAATCGGCTCTGGCTGCAAGGACGCGATTCGGGAATTTGGCCTGTACCGCTGGGACGACAAGGGAGAAGTGGATAAGCCTGTGAAGGAAAACGATCATGCCATGGATGATATCCGGTATTTCTGCGCGACCGTCATGCGCAGAAACCACCAGGCACGAAAGATTATTGGAGGAATTTGCGATGAGGAAACGGATTCGTAAATGGATCGTGGATATGGCACCTATTTGGGCGAAAGCGTCGTTGCAAGCCGATATCAGGACGCTTGAAGCGGAAAATCGGCAGCTTCGGGCGGAAGTGGATACTTTGAACGCCTATATACAGGGATTGCAGTATGCAACCCGTGCGCTGCGGCGCATCACGATCAACGCAGGAGGAGAAAAGCGTGATTTATCCGAACAGTGATTATGAAATGGCGTTTCGCGCCGTTGACATGACATCTCCGGAAATGAAAAAGGCCATCCAGAGGTGGCAGAATCTGTATTATGAGAAGGCCGCGACCCCGGATTATGACCCGTGCCAGCGGATTCCATATACCATCGTCCGTAAACTGACAAAGACGGCATTTTCGGAGTATTCGGCATCCAGCAAAGACGCGTTTGTTTCCGAAATCCTCGATGCGGCAGACGCGAAAAAGAAAAGCGCCATGCAAAAAGCCCTGATCGGCGGAGAAAGCGGCTTAAAGCCTATCCCGACGGGCAGCGGTTTCCGCTTCGCAGTTGTGAGCAGACCGAACATTCTGGTATTTGGCCGGGACGGGGACGGGAATATGACTGACATCGGCATGGCAGAACACAGCATCCGTGACAGATTCTATTACACACTGTTGGAACGGCGCACGGTGGATGATAGCGGGTATCTGACCATTACCAACAGACTGTATCGGTCGAACGACCAGAACAGCTTGGGGCAGGCTGTGGCGCTTACAGAGCTGCCACAGTATGCGGAACTCGCAGAAGAATACACGTTCCCTGAGCCACTGGGAAGCGTCGGCGTTGCATGGCTGAAAACGCCGATTGACAACAGTGTGGACGGTAGCCCCGATGGCGTATCCGTTTATGACGCGGCTGTCGGCCTGATTGAAAATATCAACCGGAACGAGGCGCAGATCAACGGAGAGTTCGAGCGTGGGAAAAGCCGGATTATTGCCAGCGCGGATATGCTGGAGGTTGACGAGGTCGGCGGGCGGAAAAACCTGTCCGCAAGCGTATTTACCGCAGTGGATGAATCCCCCGACGATATAGGCATCACTATTTTCTCCCCGGCGCTGCGGGAACAGTCGTATCTTGCCAGAAAAACGGAATATCTTCGGAATGTGGAGAACGTGATAGGCTTAAAGCGCGGGCTGCTGTCCGAGGTGGAGGCCGCAGAAAGAACGGCTACCGAGGTGACATCCTCCGAGGGCGATTACAACTTGACGATTATCGACTTCCAGCAGATGTGGGAAAGCGCACTGCGAGAGGCCGTCAGACTGTGCGGCGTTCTGGGGCGGATGTACCGCATACCCGGTGCCCACGACGTGGAAGATGATTCCATTGCCGTGGATTGGGGCAACGGCGTTCTGTTCGATGAGGAAAAGACCTGGGCTGACTACAAGGACATGGTCGCGGCGGGGCTGCTGAAACCTGAGATTGCACTCGGGTGGAAATTCAACATGCCCCGGGATACGGAAGCACAGTTAGCGAAAATTCGGAAGAAGTACATGCCGGAAGCCGTAGAGGACGGTGAATAACTGTGCTGACCGCTGACCAGATTGAAGCCCTTGGAAATAAGGCACAGCAGCTCATTGCCCCGGTGACGGAGTTCCTGATTGAGGATATCGCCAGGAGAATTGCGGAAGCCGGCCAATTCACCAGCACGGCGGCCTATCAGACATGGAGACTTCAACAGTTTGGTATTTCTCAGCGGCAGTTAAAAAAGGAGCTTCGAAAGCGGCTGAAAGTATCCCACCGGGAGCTTCGGCGGCTGATAGAACAGGCCGGGGAAACCGGATACAGTTATGACATCCGGAAACACCCCTATGTGCAGTCGTTGCCATTCCGCAGTAATGAGGTCTTGCAGCAGATTGTGTCTGCTGCGGCGCAGCTGGCCGATTCCGAACTGGACAATATCACCCAGACAATGGGGGCAGTCATGCCGAATGGGAAGGCTGTGGGGATTACAGACGCTTACAGACAGGCTTGCGATTTCGCCTTTACGAAGGTTTCGACGGGGGCACAGGATTATGCCTCCGCCATCCGGGAGGCTACCCGGAATCTTGCGGAAAAGGGGATTGTCACAATCGACTATGAATCCGGCGTTCATACCTCCATGGAAGCCGCTGTTCGGCGTAGCGTTATGGGCGGATTGGGACTGATGCAGGAGCAAATCAGCCAGCAGAACCACGATGATTTCGGCTGTGACGGCTGGGAGATATCCGCTCACGCGGCCAGCGCCCCCGACCATGAGCCGATTCAGGGCAGACAGTACAGTGACGCAGAATACGATAAACTGAATAACTCCCTTGTGCGGCGTATCGGTACGCTGAACTGCGGCCATTCGGCTTTCCCGATTATTCTGGGCGTTGATTCTCCGCAATACACGCCGGAGGAACTGGACAAATTCAGGAAAGATAACGAAAAAGGCATTGACTACGACGGGAAGCACTACACCACGTATGAGGCTACCCAGCGGCAGCGGCGGATTGAATCCGCCATCCGGAAGCAGAAACGCAGGATTTTGGTTGACGAGGCTACAGGGGACAAAGAGAACTTACAGCGCGATCAGATCAAATACCAGGTTTTGGATCAGGAATATAAGCGCTTTTCCGAAGCGGCAGGACTGCGGATGCAGCACGAGCGCATGGAAATGCCCGGGTTCGGCGCAAAACAGGCCAGAGAAGCGGAAAAGGCGGCAGAAAACTATGAGAAAGGGAGTAAGCAAGCATGATGTACTGCCCATACGCAGTAAACCGGCATCTGGTTCAGCAGACGACGCAGGAGTACGACGAAAGCGGCAACCAGACTTTACAACAGGTGATAGAACACAACACCGCAGAATTCATCGAGTGCAAAAAGGAATCATGCGGCGCGTGGCACGATGGGAAGTGCCACTATAATCAAGTTGATTGAAGCAACTATTCGGGTTTTCCGAACGGTTGCTTTTTTCATACCATTTTTGCCGTGGCAGGCGTAAAACGAGCCGACAGCAGGGGACGCAACCCCCATATAACAAAGCATAGCTGAGAAAGGAAGTATATGAAACGCGAGTTTTTGCAGAATTTCAAGGTAGGAGACCAGCCCCTGAGCAAGGAGATCATTGACGAGATCATGGCAGAGAATGGCCGGGATATCGAAGCGGCTAAGAAGCCTTTTGCTGACTATGACACCATCAAGAGCCGGCTGAGTGAGGCGCAAAAGACCATTTCCGGCTTTAAGGAGCAGGACATCGATACCATCAAGCAGTCTGCCAAGGATTGGGAAAAGAAGTACAACGATGCCATTGCCGAGAGCAACCGGAAGATCGCGGATATGGAATTCTCCCACGCCCTAGATGCCGCCATCACCGGCGCAAAGGGTAAAAGCACCAAGGCGATCCGGGCGCTGCTGGACATCGACACTTTGAGAAGCAGCAAGAACCAGGAAACGGACATTAAGGCCGCTCTGGAAGCTCTCCGGAAGGACAGCGGCTATTTGTTCGATGACGGCAAAACGCCGCCCCCCTATGCCGGGAAGACCGGTACAGGGCAGCAGGAGCCTAACGGCGAACCGACGACCCTCGCCGGTGCGCTCAGGGCAAATTACAACATGAAGTGAAAGGATGATTTTTAACTATGGCAATTACTCTTGCAGAAGCAAAGGTCGGCATGGCCGACAAGGTCGATCAGCAGGTGGTCGACGAGTTCCGGCGCAGTTCTCTGTTGCTGGACAGACTGGTGTTTGATAACGCCATTTCCCCCGGCACCGGCGGTTCCACTCTGACCTACGGTTACATTCAGCTGAAAACCCCCTCTACTGCGGCTGTCCGTGCTATCAACAGCGAATACACCGCAGGCGAGGCGAAGCGGGAGGAAAAGACCGCCAAGGCCGTTATCATGGGCGGTTCCTTCCAGGTTGACCGCGTGATTCAGAGCACCTCTGGAGCCATTGATGAGCTGGCATTCCAGGCGCAGCAGAAGATCAAGGCAACCAGCAACTATTTCCACAATCTGGTGATCAACGGCACCTCCGCCGCGTCCGGCACCGGGTATGTCACGAACACCTTCGACGGCCTGAGAAAGGCTCTGGCGGGCACCTCCAACGAGTTCGCTACGGACATTGACCTGTCCGATTCCACCAAGCTGGACAGCAACGCCAATGCCTTCGTTGACCAGCTGGATCAGCTGACCCACATGGTGGACGGCGGCGCTTCTCTGCTGCTGATGAACACCGCCATGCTTCTGAAAGTCCGGGCGGCTGCCCGCCGTGCGGGGTATTACGACCGCAAGAAAGACGACTTCGGCAGGGCTGTGGAGTACTTCGGCGATATACCCATCATGGATGCCGGTATGTACTACAACGGCACCAAGTCCGTGGATGTCATCGACACCTCCACCCCCAGCACCACCGCCGCCGGTACTTCCAGCATCTACGCTGTGAATATCGCCCTGGATGGATTCCACGGCATTTCCCCCACCGGAACCGGCGTCATCAACAGCTATATGCCCGACCTGAAAGCCCCTGGCGCTGTGAAGAAGGGCGAAGTGGAGCTGGTGGCCGGCGTTGTGCTTAAGAACACGCTCAAGGCGGCGGCGCTGAACGGCATTATCCTGAAACCCAAGACCGCGTAACGGAAAGGAGACGCCCTGATGATTGACTATGATTTTTACATAAGCAGCTTTCGGGGCGACGCTATCCCCGCAGAGGACTGGAACACGTGTGAAGCCCGTGCGGCGGCTCAGCTGGCAAGATACAAGCGCATATACACGGTAAAGGCACCGGAGGAGAACTCCGAAGCCCTTGCCGTGTGCGCCATGGCAGAGGCTATTCACGGCTTTGATCTGATTACCAACGGTGAGGGCGGCGCTGTTCAGTCTGCTTCTATCGGCTCCGTTTCGGTGAGCTATGGCAGCGGGAACGGTGTTGATGTCAGCGCCAAGGGGCAGTCGCGGGAACTGTATCGCTGCGCCTGCCTGTATCTCGATATCTACCGGGGGTGCTAGCTATGGTGAGAATCAAGCGCCGCAGCTGCCCCGTAGACTACCGGCTGTGCAATCAGGCGGTCACGGTATACCACCGGGACGGCGACAAAGTAACCAGAACGGTACACGATAGAGCCTTTTTGGATTACAAAAAAACCGAGAATGTGGACAAGACCGGCAGTAAGGAAGTCAATTCCTTTCTGCTGGTCATTCCCTGTTCGGAGGTATGCGTTTATCCGGAGGACAAGGTGCTGCTGGGTGCCGGGGAGGAAATCACGGCGGCGCAGTGGCCGTCCTTCATTCCGGTGAAGGTTCCGGGGCTGGTTGTTGTGAAGTACGTTGACCCCAAATACTGGGGCGGCAAGCTGGTTCATGTGGAGGCGGGCGGATGAAAACACGGATAAAGGTTGATATGAAGCCTGTTGACACCATCCTGACAAGGCTTGGCGTCAATAAAACCGGCGATGTGCAGATGCAGCTTACCCGGATAGTGAACAAGCGGATAACGCGGTACATGCCGTTCCGAACCGGTGTGCTTTCCACGAAGCTTAAGTATATCTCAAGCCCGACAGAGATCACGGTTATGGCACCATACGCCCGGTATCAGTACTACGGCAAAGTCATGGTAAATGCCAAAACCGGAAAAGGCCCCGCTTTCATTCCGGGAGTTGGATACCGGTACAGAAAAGGAACCGTGCTGAGAGCAACCGATCGGGATTTGAACTATGACACCACCAAGAACCAGCAGGCGGGACCGTTCTGGGACAGACGCATGATGGCGGCAGAGAAAGACCAAATTGCGCACGACCTACAGGCTTATATCAACAGGAGGAGCGGAATATGACGGCGCTGGAAAAAATAAAGGACTTTCTAAGTCAGTACCCCGGCGCGGATATCTTCCGCGATTTCCATGTTGACTACACAGACCAGATTCCGTTCAACGGCGGTGTTTTCCCCTCCGGGCTTGTGGAGGTTTCCAGAACACGGGATATCCTTGGGAACACAACCGTAATCAATCAGTACAATTTCGGGCTGTACTACGTGTTCGAGAAGTCCCCGGGGGATGATACCGGAGCGTCTGAAAATGCGGGCTGGGTCATGGACTTTCAGGAGTGGGTGCAGAAAATGTCCGTTATGGGCAATGCCCCCACCTTTGGGGATGACCCGAGGGCGGAGAAAATCACCGCGCAGAACGGTGTCCTGTACGGTGCAGACGAAGAAGGAACGGCAATGTACATGGTGCAGCTGTCCGTTCAATTCAAAAAACGATTTATGAGGTGAAATAATGGCAGATTTAGAGTTTAATACCGCGTCCGGCCAGACCGTAGACCGTGAGCTGCTGATCGCGTACCTGAACACCGGAACAACCTCTGCTCCTGTGTGGTCACCGCTTGGTAGCCGCGTCACGGATTCCAGTATGGAATACGACTGGCAGGAGGAATCCAACAAGGATATCCTCGGCACGACCAGAAGCACGATGAAAAAGCCCATCATCACGCAGACCTTTGACCCGTGCGATCTGGACGCCGGAGACGCTGCGGTTCTGAAAATTTGGAACCTGGCTGTCAAGGAGCAGAACGTGGCAGCACTGACCAATCAGGATATGCTGATTGTGCATCTGTACGCCGGTACTAAGGACACGGCGGCCTTTGCAGAGCGCTACAGCTCCTGTATGGTCAAGCCGTCCAGCCTTGGCGGCGAGGGCGGCGGCTTTGTTGGAATGCCGATGGACATTACATACGGCGGCGCACGCACGGTAGGTACTGCGGCGGTAAGCGCCGGAACCGTTACGTTCACGGCTGATACCTGATGCAAATACGGGGCGGTGAGAGCCGCCCCAAAATCTTTGGAGGGATTATGAAAGAACTGACACTGAATACCGGCGAAATCGAGTATAGGCTTAACGATAAATGCACGGTTCGGTTTAACCCTACAGACCCCGCATTTGCCGACCGAATTTATTCGGCGCTCGACGAGCTGTCCCGGAAGCAGGAAAGCAAGAACCCGGACAACATGAGTACAAGAGAAACGTTTGACTACCTCCGGAAGCTGGACGCAGAGATGCGGGAGACGATTGACGGTTGCTTCGATACCCCTGTATGCGAGCCGTTGTTCGGCAAAATGAGCGTGTATGCAAGCGCGGAGGGGATGCCCCTGTGGATGAATTTAATGCTTGCCATTATCGACGAGTTCGATGATGGAATTAAGCGGGAAAAGGCGTTCCACAGCGAAAAACTGGCGAAATATACAAAGAAGTACAGCCGATGATGTACGAACTTCCGACATCTGTCAACGTATGCGGAACAGATTATGATATTGAGACGGATTTTCGGGCGATTCTGGATATATTCTGCATTCTGGAAGACCCGGATTTGACAGGCAATGAAAAGGGAGTCGGGATGCTTGGAATCTTCTACAAAAGATTTTTTGATATGCCCGCAGAGCATTTCGGCGAGGCTGTTCAAAAATGCTACTGGTTTATCAATGGCGGCAACGACAAAGTCTGCAAAAACGCCACAAAGTTGATGGACTGGGAGAAGGACTTTCCGATTCTGATTGCCCCGGTAAACCGCATTGCCGGGACAGAAGTCCGCTCAATGCCATATTTGCACTGGTGGACATTTCTTTCATATTACATGGAAATCGGGGATTGCTTCTTTGCACAGATCGTGCGGATACGGGATTTGAAGGCGAAAGGAAAACTGAAAGACAAAGCGGATAAGGACTTCTACCGGCGAAACAGGGACGCTGTGGATATAAAGACGCAGTATTCCAACACGGAGAACGAAATTATAAAGGCGTGGACGTGAAAACACCCGCAATTTCGGCCATTTTTTTCACGTCGTCACGGTTCCAGAGAAGAACACCAGTTGCGTCTGCTGCTTGCTTTGCGCCTTCCGTAAAATAGCGATTTGTCATTACAGCACCAACGTGACAATGGTAGATTGTTTTCCCGGTGTTAACCTCCTGCACTGGCTTATTCCCTAGATCCGTTGCGTAGCACTTACACTGTATCGCATACTTTATGCCGGCTTTTTTCGCGAGTATATCAACGCCCTGATCGCCGCTACCCTGGGTGACCTCGACATCAATAAACCCGTTTTTCCTCAAAATATCGGCACACCAGAACTCAAAAGCGTGCCCTTCCATGCAATCTATGGCAGACATTCCCATTTTTTGCACCGGGCGGGCAATCGCACCATGCTGATTGCGGATAATCTTCCACGTAAAATCGGGATACTTTTTAACAAATCCAAGTTCTTCTAACTCATTTGCTAAGTCAGACGCTACGTTAAAACTCCGTATTTCAAGCTTTCTTTGAAGCATGGAGATTGAAAAAGGTTCGAGATTCGGTAATAGCTGTATTGCATCACGAACCATTTGCGGGGTGACCTTTCTGGCAAAGTAATACCTCTTAGAAAGATACTTTACACTCAGAATTCCGCAAACTATTGGAACAACGAGGATAGTTATTGTATAACCAGCGCCAACAGTGATTTTCCCGTTTTCGTTCGCAGGCAAAATAGCCGTGGCAAGAGACAGAATAAGAAGAGCGGACAAGAACCACGCTACGGAAAAAATGAATACTGTTTTCAGTTTTTTCATAAGGCAATCCCCCAGTGCATTATTTTATCATTTAATTTCAACAGTTCCTATAGCACATTAAAAGAGCAGGTGATTATATGGCAAATGCTGACGGTTCAATCATTTTCAGCACGGAGATCGACAACAAAAAAGCACAAGCTGAGCTTGATAAACTGGAAAAGAAAATAGCTTCCCTGGAAATCAAAGCAAGCCAAGCCGGGGCAAAGAAAATACCGCTAGAGGAGCAGGCCGATGCTTTGGGCGTGGCACTGGATGACGCAAAGCAGAAGCTCGAAGCGTTAAAAGCCAGCGGTGCATCTCCCGGTGCGATAGGGGCGCAATCGGAAACGGTTACTTCGCTACAGTACCAGTGGGATCAGGTTAACAACAAGATTGACAGATATAACCGCGAAATTGAAAAGGCCAACGGTGATATTGATGTCTCCAAGAGCAGGGCGGGAGAACTCGCCGCGCAACTCGCTTCGGCTGGACGCAGTACCGAGAAAATGAGCGCTGGTGTCAAAAAGGCAGAAAAAAGCGCGAAAACTTTCGCCAGCCGAATGAAATCCGTCGTTCGCTCTGCGCTTGTGTTTACAGTTGTTACGCAGGCGCTTTCAAAGTTCCGGAATTGGATTGGTGATGTGATCAAGGCCAGCCCGGAAGCAACTGCGGCCATTGCAAGGCTCAAGGGTGCTCTGCTTACACTGGTACAACCATTGGTAAATATCATCATACCAGCGTTTACGAAGTTCGTCAACATCCTTGCCGCAATAATTAACAAAATCGCAAGCGTGTTTGCAGTGCTGACGGGAAAGACCGTAGAATCGTCGAAAGCGGCAGCAGCGGCATTAAATAAGCAAACATCCGCGCTTAACGGAACGGGAGCGGCTGCAAAAGAGGCAAAAAAGCAACTGCTCGGATTTGACGAGATCAACCAGCTGACCGAAGATACGTCCGGCGGCGGAGGAGGCTCTGGCACAATAGCACCCGATTTTTCCGGATTTGATGATACAGAGGACGAGTTAAACACCATTCTCGGACTTGTTGGAGCTATAGCAACCGGCCTTCTGGCGTGGAAAATTGCAAGCCTGTTTACCGATAGCCTGAGCATGATCGGAGGTATTGCGCTTGCTGCCGCAGGCGCGTTCGCACTGGTTTATTTCTGGCTTGACGCATGGAACAACGGCATTGATATGCAAAACTTCCTCGGTATGCTCGCTGGTGTCGCCGCTCTAGCCGGAGGTCTTGCCATTGCGTTCGGGTCTACTGCCGCAGGCATAGCGCTTGTAATAGGCGGCCTTGCAATGCTGGTTGTTGGAATAAAGGATGTCATTGAAAACGGATTTACCCTTGAAAACACGTTAACCATCATTGCCGGACTGCTGGCAGCTGGGCTTGGAATTGGCTTGTTAACCGGCAACTGGATTCCTTTGTTGATTGCCGGTATTGCCGCCGCGCTTATAGCGCTGGTTTCCTTTACCGGACATGGTGAGGAACTAATCAACGGATTAAAGGAGACTATCGACGGATTCGGTAAATTCTTCAAAGGCGTTTTTTCCGGGGATATGGAGATGACTGCCGAAGGATTAAAGCAGATATGGGACGGCCTTAAAAATACATGGAACGCTGTCATTGATTCAATCAGGGATGCATGGAATATGTTCATCGAGTGGCTGCGCGGGAAAAATCCGGAATTAGCGGCAATCTTTGAAACATACGGGAAACTGGCCGCTGACCTTTACAACACTGCGAAACAAATCCTGAGCGGATTTATCACATTTATCTCCGGGGTGTTCACAGGAGATTGGAATAGAGCATGGGAGGGTGTCAAGGAGATTTTCAGGGGCATCTGGAACGGAATTGTGGCAATTCTGGAGGGCGCGATAAATCTCATCATCGGCGGCGTAAACTGGATGATTCGCCAGCTGAACAAGATTCAGATTAAAGCACCGGACTGGCTTGGCGGCGGCACAATTGGCTTTAATATTCCTGCAATCAGCACCGTCAGCATTCCCCGCTTGGCGCAAGGCGCAGTTGTCCCGCCTAACCGTGAATTTTTGGCCGTCCTGGGCGACCAGAAAAACGGCACAAACGTTGAAGCCCCTCTGGAAACTATTAAACAGGCTGTTGCGGAGGTGCTTTCACAGAACGGTTCCGGCGAGGAAATCACGATCAAGTTCACCGGCGACCTTGCGACGCTTGCGCGGGTGCTGACACCTGAGATCACCCGTCAGCAGCGCCGGACACAGCGGGCATTGGGGGGGTAGTATGGCAAAACCATATTTCAAAATCAACGGCGTGGACATCCTCCACCTCACTCAGGAGGGCGGAATAAAGTGGCAGCGCAACGATGTGGAAAGCCCCAACGCTGGGCGAACAATGGACGCTACCATGCACCGTGGCCGGGTGGCGCAGAAATACCGGGCTGATATCACGTGCATGGATATGAACCGCGCGGAAGAGCTTGCGCTTATGGCTCTGATAAACCCGGAGTATGTCACAGTGGAAACGAACTTACACCCGCTATACGAGAGCCAGACGGCGCAATATTATTCCAACAACGTTCCCGCTTCGATCTCCTACGTTGACCCCGATACCGGGGAATCGGTATGGACGGGTATTTCCTTCCCGCTGGTCGAGCAGTAAGGAGGCAATATGCAGAAAACATCTGCTCTGTATAGAAAAATCCTTGCGGGCATCCACACGAAGGAAACGCGGGTTTCTATCGGCGATACTGGCTTTCTTGTGGACAAACGGGGAAACGGAATCACGTTCGGCGGCACCCGCATTCTGGTTGGGGCTTCCGGCGCAGATGCCGGATACGGAATGAACATCCTCGCGTCGGTAGAAACTACCGGCGCGATTTTCGATGGGAACGAGCCGACCGTCGGCAATGTAATAAGCCGAGAGTGCGACATTAAAATGCTGAAACCCTCTGGGAACATTGAAGGAATGTCCCGGATTGCGGTTTATGTAAGGCTTGTCAGCGATGACGGCGAATACTCTGAGTGGCTCCCGCAGGGCGTATTTTATGCGGATTCCATTGACCAGGACGCTGACGAGGACGATGTGCAGTGGCTTAAAATCCACGGCTACGACGCTATTCTGTTCGCTGAGCAGGATTACCCAGCAGACAGCAAGCTGGCGTGGCCAGCAAAGGATATAGACGTTGTGCGGGAGATTGCCCAGGCAATGGGCGTGACGGTAGACCCGAGGACGGCGGAGATTATGCGCAGCGCCTATCCTGTCCAGTACAATCCGGAATATACTTGCCGGGAATATCTTGGATATATCGCCGCCATGTACGCCGGGTGCTTTCTCGTGAGCGAATCGGGGGAATTGCTTCTGGTATGCTTCTGGAATATCCCAAAAGAAACCCGCTACCTGATCGATACCCACGGCTACGCCATTACGTTTGGAGGTGACAGAATCGTTGTCTGACGTAATCAATGTCCGAAAATCGCTTTCGTCGCTGGAAAAGCAAGACACTTTCAACGGATATTCAAAAGTCGTTGTTGTCGTGTCAGATGAAATGGAATACTCAGCCGGAACCGACAGCGGGCGAACACTTACTCTGGACTGCCCGTGGGGTACGCAGAAAATGGCTGAGGATATTCTATCGAGAATCCAAGGCTTTCAATACCAGCCGTATACCGCCGATGGCGCACATATCGACCCGGCGGCGGAGATCGGAGACGGATTTGCCGCCGGAAACTTATACAGCGGGATATACTCCAAAAACGTTTCCCACGGGGCACTGTACACGGCGAATGTATCCGCACCCGGCGGCGAAAAAATCAATTATAAGTACGAGTACAAAACACCTACGCAGCGCAAAATTGAACGCCACTATTCCGAAATGAAGTCCACGTTCAAGGTTCAGGCCGACCAGATTTCCGCCGAAGTCTCTGCCCGTATCGAACAGGGGGACGAATTTACCTCGCGGCTGGACATTCAGAGTGACCAGATCTCCGCGCGGGTGACCAAAACCGGCGGTGACAGTTCGTCCTTCGGTTGGGATCTGCTTAATGATTCCTGGACGGTCAAGGCCAATAATACCACGGTATTCCGGATCACCAAATCCGGCGCGGAAGTCCGGGGGAAGATCACCGCCTTAAGCGGCAAAATTGGCGGTTTTGACATTCAATCCGACTACCTAAGCTATAACAATCAGGTCTGGAACGGCACCAACAGCCGGGGTATTTACATTGGTGTCAACGGCATTCAGTGCGGCTCTGAGGCTAACGGCGTGCAGATTACGCCGACCGGGAATCTGTACGCTGAGAATGGCTATTTCCGGGGAAGCGTCAGCGCCGGAAGAATTGACTATGGCGGCGACGATGGCTATTTCAACGGCGGCGGCATTACTTCCGGCAGTATCTCAGGCGGCTACGGCGGGCAGATATATGGCGGTTCTATCGGCAATTACGCAGTATCCGGCGGTATCAACACCTCCCTTGGGTATGCGGATTTTGCAAATGGTGTGTTCAATGGATGGAATACAGCGCCTAGTTTATCAACCGAAGATAAAGGACTGGTAATTGGAGGCCATACGATAGCTATAGCTTCTACATCGTTCAGGGATGGAAACGGCGGAACAGTATCTATAAAATACCTAACATGGATTTGATATGACTGATTATAATAGGAGGTTTCGATGGAAAAACTGAAAACCGCAACAGGCAAAGAATTCGACTGCGATTATTTCAACCCCTTTCCCCTGGTGGGGCAGATAAACATCCGTATTCTCGGGGAATCCCTGGCGACGATTGCCACGGTATTTGCAAACCCCGCTGAGACGGTGCAAATGTGGTGGGAAGGGCAGTACGCCGCCCAATATACGAAGATAATCGCTATCGTACCGGAAACCGGCGCGGTGCGCGTCGTGCTGGGAAAGGAGTAGAAAATGAACCCTGTAATGAAACTCAGGGCAGTCCTGAATACCCTTGAGGGCGTTCAGGTCGCAGGCCGGGAAAACTGGGACAGGATGCTGGGCAGTATGCAGGCCGTTGAGGAAGTGGTGCAGGAGCTGTCTGCGCCTCCTGCGCCCGAAAAAGAGACTGACGTTGAGGAGGGATGACTTATCGCAGATAAAGCAATATCCGAGCTGATTGCCGCTGAACAGGTAAAAGCAACCGACCTTCTTGTAATGGAGCAGGACGGCGCGGCAAAGAAGCTGACGGGACAAATTCTGCTGAACTGGCTGACCGCCGCCGCTGACGGCCATGGCGGTATCAGCAGCATCGTGAAGCAGTCCACCAGCGGCCTTACGGATACATACCGTATCACCATGGCGGACACCACTACCTTTGACTTTACCGTAAAAAACGGGCGGGGCATTTCAACCATTGCCAAAGTCTCCGTCAGCGGGCTGGTAGACACGTACCGTATTACCTATAACGATAATACCACCAGCACATTTACCATCACGAACGGCGCAAAGGGCGATAAGGGCGACAACGCATACGTCTGGATTCGGTACGCGTCTCAGAAGCCAACGGCGGCTTCTCACAGCTTCGGTGTTCTCCCTGACAATTGGATGGGCGTATACAGCGGCAATTCCGCAACTGCCCCAACGGACTGGACGAAGTATCAGTGGTTTGAGATCAAGGGCGAAAAGGGTGACATCGGGAACCCGGCTCTGTTGACCAGCCAGTCCGTAACATATCAAGCTAGCACATCCGGGAATGTTATACCGTCCGGAAACTGGCAAGGCAGCATTCCCACGGTAGCACAGGGCGCTTACCTGTGGACGCGAGTTGCAATGACGTTCAATTCCGGAACCCCGATTTATGCCTACTCCGTCTCCCGCATGGGCTTGGATGGCACCGGTGCTGTATCCAAAGTGTGCGGCAAAGAACCTAACTCCAATGGCAACGTTGAGCTAGAAGCTGAAAATGTTGGGGCATTGCCTAGTGCTGGCGGTTTAATGACCGGAAATATTGTCATGAACTCCCATCAAATTAAAGCATTAGGTGCGCCCACGGACAGCGCTGATGCCACAACCAAGGGGTACGTAGATACGGCGTTAAGTAATGCTAAAACTGTTGCAAAGACTGCAACGTTAACTGCTGCCGGTTGGTCTGCCAGCGCCCCGTATACCCAGTCTGTTACGGTCTCCGGTCTGACGGATACAAAACGTGCGATGGCTTATCCAGTGTACGGGAGCAACACGGACATCAACCTTGCGCTGAAAGAGGCGTGCGGCATGGTCAGTTTCGCTTCCCGGTCGGGCAGTGTGCTGACGTTTACCTGCCTTGAGGACAAGCCCACGGTGAATATTCCGATTACGGTGGAGGTGTACGTATGAGTATTGCGGTGCCTTTATATGGATTTGGTGCCAGCGGGGGCGGTTCCGGCGGCACCCTGACTGTCACAGCGCCGGCGAACGTCACTGTTACTGTTTCCAAGGACGGAAAGACGAAGACCAAGAACTCCGGCACCAGCGGCGTGGTGGTCTTCAAGGGGCTTGCAAGTGGGACGTGGACACTTACGATTACAGATGGGTCACAAACCTCATCTAAGCCTGTTGTCGTTACCGCCGATTATTCAACCGTGATTGCATTTTTCGCAGCCACTATTAACATCACCTATCCCGCCGGTTCGACCTGCACTTGCTCTGACGGCACAACGACTCTATCCGCCCCTGACACCAGTGGTACATGGGCTTGCATCGTACCGAACGCCGGGACTTGGACGGCGACCTCCACAAGCGAAACGGAGACCGACAGCAAGGCCGTAACTATCACCACGGATGGCCAGAGCACCTCTGTGGAGTTGAGCTATGCGCTGTTCCTGTTCAAACCAAATGCCCCGAGCGACATTATAGCCGGTGAGTGGGAAATGCCTGTGAACAGCACTGTAACCGCAGAAGCAGAACTGACGGTCAAGTCGGTAAATAACTACAACGGAGACAGATCCATTTCTGCACGTACAAAAGGCCAAATTGACCTGACAGAGTATAGCACGCTTCAAGCGACGTGCAAAGCGTCGGGCGGCTCCGATACAAAATTGGAGGTGTACAGTGGTTCGTCCGTAGTTGCTTCGACAGCAATCGGTGCCGATCTAACCACGGTAACGGTTGACATATCTGCCCTGTCCGGGCTTCACAGTATCGGTTTTGACGGTAGACATACCGCGTATTTGACGATTACGTACACCGCGACGGAAATCAAATTGATGAAATAGGAGGGCGGCGCATGAAAACGATTTACATAGATTCCAGTTTTAAGTGTCACACCTCCACCGCCGAGGGGCTGACCACAATCGAGACAGACGCATTCGATGGTAAGTGCGACGCTTACATCGAGGGCTACCGCTTCATCCCGGCAGGGCAGACATGGACACGTGCTGATGGCGTGGTGTTTACCGGTGAGATGATTGCCCCGTGGAAGCCCTGGGACGAGCTTGATGCCGCTCAGCGGGAGTATGAGCGGGAGCAGTATCAGGCTCTCGCTGCTCAGAACGCCGAGTACGAAGCCGCATTATCCGAAATTGAAACCGCGCTGGGGGTGAATAACGCATGATGACCATCGAAGAGCGTAAAAACGCTATCCTTGCAAAAATCAGAGAGATAAAAGCCGGCGGTGGTGAGGAACAGCTGAAAGAGCTGGATGAAGCTTATAAGAAAGGGGTTGACAGTCTGTGACCCAGGAGGAAAGAAAAAGCATCATGTATGCTCAGGGGCGGGCGAACGCGCTTGCCTTGCAGGAGAAAGCCCCGGAGATGACAGGCACCGAACTGAACGCGGCGGATAGCGACATTCCAAGTTTCAAGGCCGCTGTCGCAAACAAAAACATGTTGGAGCGCAAGGCCGGGTTTGTGTGCCAAGCGTCTTCTGGCCGTGTGGTGCGGCTGGTGCAGCCCTATGACAGCACTATCTACACTAAGGAGCCAGAGGAACTTCCAGCGCAGTGGGGGTTTGCTTGGAGCACCGACCCAGCAAAAGCGTTGCCGTTCGTCGCTATGTCTACTAGCCCCTATAATAAGGGCGACTGCTGCACGGAAGGCGGTAAAGTGTACCGCTCCACGTTGGACAATAATGTATGGTCGCCGTCCGCATACCCACAGGGCTGGGAAGAGGTGAACGTATGACGGTAAAGCAAATTCAGTGCCTTCTGACCTATCTGGGCTATTCTCCCGGCACGATTGACGGAGCTGACGGCAAGAACACGCAAGCGGCTATCCGGGCGTTTCAGGCGAACTATGGGCTTACCGTGGATGGGATACCGGGTGCGGCTACCCAGAAAATGCTCATTGGTGCTATTGCCGGGACGGCGGTAAAGGTGGAGAAGCCGGAAAGCAGCGTCGGGCCGAAGACGGGGACGTTCTGGGACGACATCAAGTACTTCACCCGGGAGGAATTCCGGTGCCAGTGCGGCGGGAAATACTGCAACGGCTTCCCCGCAGAACCCGCAGAGGAAACCGTCCGCATGGCCGATGAGATACGCCGCCGGGCGGGAGTGCCCCTGAACGTGAATTCCGGTGTGCGGTGCAAGCGGCACAATGCCGAGGTGGGCGGAGTATCCAACTCCCTGCACACCACGGGACAGGCCGTAGACCTCTCAGGGGCGATCTCCCCGGAGAAGCTGTATGCCATAGCGCAGGAGGTGCAGGCCGAGAAAATCCCCGGGCGGGGCGGTCTGGGGCTGTACAGCTGGGGCATTCACGAGGACAACGGGAAGTACAGCCGGTGGAACGGCTGAGAAGGGAGTATGCCAATGGAAGAAACGGAAATCGCTGGGCGGCTTTCTGCGGTAGAACAGCGGAGCAAATCCAACTCCCACCGTCTGGACGCGCTGGAACGGCACACGGAAGCGGTGAACACACTGGCAACGTCTGTTGCTGTCATGGCGGAGAAGGTGGAGGCCACCGGGGAGAAGGTTGACGGCCTCTGCACGGACGTGCAGGAGCTGAAATCCGAACCCGGCAAGCGGTGGAAGTCGCTTGTAGAAAAGGTCATATACATCGTCGTAGCCGCTGTCGTAGGGTTTATTCTTGCCCGGCTTGGGCTGGGCTGATTTTTAAGGAGGAAAACAAAATGATTAACTGGATTGTACGTGTCAAAAACAAAGCCTTCTGGATGGCCGCAATTCCTGCGCTGCTTCTGTTGGTGCAAACGGTGGCCGCCCTGTTCGGCTTTACGCTGGACTTGGGCGAAATCGGCGACAAGCTGCTGGCCGTGGTGAACGCCGTGTTTGCCCTGCTGGTGATTCTGGGCGTGGTCAATGATCCTACCACCGCCGGTATCGCTGATAGCAAACAGGCAAGAACCTACAGTTCCCCAAAGGAGGACTGATGTGATAAGTGAAAGTCCCGTGGAATCGGGTGATTCTGGATGAGTTCTGTTCTCTGGCGATTCTCACACCGTTGGAGGAAAAGATCATCCGCACCCGAGCCGCCGGATGGAGCCAGACAAAACAGTGCCACAAGTTTTGTGTGTCCCAAGCCACTATCACAAGAACGGTTAAAAAGTTGCGGATAGAATACGAATTGTGCAGAAAATACAGTGACAAGCTCCCTGAAAATCTGAAATTCTGATTCTGCGTGACGATTTATTGACGATTTATTGACGAAATCCCGACGAGTAGATGATGATTCTACCGTCGGGATTTTTGTTATTATATGGGTAGAAGGTGGCCACCTCCTAAATATATTTTGAAGGAGGACTTCTAAACTATGGAAGTAGAAAAGGATTATGCAAGCAAAGGCGTAGCCGGTGCCGGTCTTGGCACGGGTATTGCCGGTCTGGCGCTGGGCGTGATGAATGCTGCGGGCGGCCTGGGCGCTCTGGCTCTCGGCAACCGCAATCCCGCTCCCACCGCTCCCATTATGCCCGCCATGCCCTATGGCTACGGCTGGGGCGGGTGTAGCGAGAACATGCCCGTGAGTCGGTATGAACTGGATCGTGAGCAGCAGCTCGCCGCCAAGGATTCCGAAATCGCGCTGTTGAAGGCAAACGCCTACAACGACCAGAAATCCATTGAGCTGTACGCTTACATTGACGGACAGCTCAAGGACATTCGCAAGACCCTGTGCGATCAGGCCGTACACAATCAGCGCACCGAGGACAGCTTCGCGCTGGTTCGTCAGGATGTGGAATGCGTTCGGGCTGAACTGTCCAAGGACATCAAGATCGAGGCAGAGCGGCGCTGCTGCGCTGACAATTCCATCGTGACCTACGCCAACGCGACCTTCTATCCGAAGCAGGTTGCCGACGTGACCACCGGAACCGGAACCACGGCACAGACGCTGTACAACCCCCTGCCCAAGTGCGGCGGGTGCTGCAACGGTTGATTCCCGACAATTG